CGCTATTCAGCATCTTGCAGGAATGAAAGACTCAAAAGTAATTGTTGCGATTAATAAAGATGCGGATGCACCAATATTTAGTATTGCTGACTACGGTATTGTTGGAGACTTATTTGAGTTAATTCCCGAAATAACATCAAAAATAAACTAATCAAAATGAATTTTTAAGAAATTCTTAAAAATATGTTTTGTAATTTTTTTTATTTGATTTATTATTAAACTTGTAAAATGTAACATTTTTGATCTATATAGATAATTTGCAAATAAGAACATCATCGTCATCAAGTTTTTTGGTATACTTGGAATTTATACTTTCAATAGGATTGACAACAATAGGCCATACAACATTTGGCCAATGTAGTATAAAAGCACTCATTAATTTTCCTGAGTCATAAGGAATATTTAATTGTGGTTGTTGATTATTGTGAGATCCACATGTGAATGGTTTGCTGTCTATAATAGAGTTATGTTCTACATCGTGAGAAAATCTAACATATGCTACATTTTTTTGAATAGTTTGATAAAACCAAAGTCCATTATTTAAGTCTGTAACAGAAGGTCCTATTGGAGCAACACATGTCGGTGGATTAGCATTTGGACCAATAATAAAAACTGGTTTTTTTAAATCCAAAGATACAGGAGTAGGATCTCCAATGTCAGAGTTATAAACAGGATCATAAACAACACAACTAGTAATTATATCTGGAAAATCACGTACAAACATAACTGCGTGTTGACCACCAGAAGAATGTCCACCAACTATAATTTTTGTTAAATCTATTTGAAATAGTTCAGGTGAAACAAAGTTAATGGTATTAATAATATCTTTAATGGCTGATTTGTAATTGTTATATTTTTTAAAAGGACAAGCATATTGGTAATCTACCACACACACAACCGAATTAGTATCTTGTGTAATAGTTGTTGCCATTTTACTGTAATCTTTGTGTGTCATAGAAGTTCCAATACCAAATAAAACAAGAGGTATTTTAACAGTAGGGAAAATACTTTCTGGACGATAGCAGTTGCTTAGCCATTTTGCTGCTGGAAATCCACATGGCAAACCTAAAGAACCTTGCATATTAAAAGAAACTACACCTTGACAAGGTTCAAAAAAACTTGAAACAATTAAAAAAACACTTAATAAAACTTTTTTAAAACAAAAATACATTTTATTATATAATAATATTTTAAAAAAATAATTTTCTTGCCATTTTATTTTATATAAAATTTTATTTCATATAAAGTCATTAATTTAATTAATTTTTTTATCAAAAATTTGAGGCAATAATGTAGTATTGCCACATCTAAATAACATTTTCAAACCCATATATCTGACAATGACGCTTTGATACATTCACGATGAAATTTTTCGTCAAATGAGAGTAAATATTCAGTTCTTACTTTTTGAGATTCATCCAAAATTCTTTTGGATTTTATTGGTTTGTTGAAAAAATCGGTATCATCTGATATCAGAGAACGTTCCTTAGTAAATTCTGTAGGTCGACTCGTATTTTGTAATTGTTTTTTATCAAAATAAAGTTTATATGATTTCTCAACAAGGTGTTGTAATTGTATCAGTGGAATGTTTGATTTACATATTTTTAAATGTTTGTACAACAACGATTTTAATGTAAAACTTGCTTCGCAAAAACAACATTTATGTTCATACTCGGAAGTTTTATTTTGTTTAGCCAAACAATATTTTGCAGTTTTTTGATGATTTTTTAAAGTTACTTCTGTTTTTAAAATAGTTCCACAATATACACACTCCATTTTCATATTTGAAAGTAATTATTTAGATTAATTGTAAAAAAAATTGAATTATGTAGTAAAGAAATAAGAATATAATAGAAATGACGACTAAACCTGTTTGCAATATATGTGCTGAAGTCTACAACAAAGTTAACCGAAAAGTAGTAAAATGTGGTGCATGTGAGTTTGCATCTTGTCGAGAATGCGTAAAGAAGTATATGTTGGGAAGCAAAGAAGAACCAATATGTATGTCTTGCAAAGTCGCATGGGACAGAAACTTTTTGTTAGAACAACTAGGCAAAACGTTTATGACAAAAGAGTACAAAGAATACAGAGAAGAATTGCTTGTTGAACGTGAAATGGGATTTTTACAAGCGACTCAACCTCACGTTGAGCGTGAGATTAGAATGGAAAAATTAAAGGAAGACATTGCTATATTACGAGAAAAATTACCTAAATTAGAGAAAGAATTTAAAGAATTAAAAATTTACGGTGTAGTAGATAGAAAAAAGTTTGTTAGAAAATGTCCAAATGGTGATTGTCATGGATTTTTGTCTAGTGCATTGAAGTGCGGATTATGTGAATGTTGGGCATGTGCGGATTGTCGTGAAGTAAAAGGGTTTTCTACAGAAGAAAAAGAGTTACATGAGTGTAACAAAGACATTGTTGAATCAGTAAAATTATTAGAAAAAGATTCAAAACCATGTCCCAAATGCACGTCTTTAATATTTAAGATAGAAGGATGCGATCAGATGTATTGTGTTGAATGTCACACAGCTTTTAGCTGGAACACATTAAAGATTGAATCGGGTGTTATTCACAATCCTCACTACTTTGAATATCAACGTATTACAAATGGAGGAGTTGTACCCAGAAATCCAAATGAAATCCAATGTGGAAGAGAATTAGATAATTATTTTGTAAATAGATTACGGAATAAACTTTTTCCACCCACAAATATCTCAATAAAAAACGAGACAAGATACGAGCAAATTAGTGATATTCTTGAAATATGCAGACAAGTTATACATATTAGATTTATTGAACAACCAAGATTTACTACAGAAGGTCGATTATATTCTAATATGCAGTTGAGAATTGATTATATGAGGAATAAAATAAACAAAGATGGAATGAAAAGGATATTGCAAAAAAGAGAAAAAGAAAATATCAAAAAAACAGAACTTTCAAATGTCTTGGGTATGTATGTGTCATGTATGACAGATTTATTTTATAGATTATATGACGAGGATGATTTAGTAAAGATAAAGAATGAAATGATCGAATTAAAGAAGTATGTTAACGACTGCTTCCAAAAAATAAGCAAGTCGTATAATTGCAAAGAATATAGTATTGATAATAAATTTCACTTTATATAGAAGTAAAATAATATTGTTATGTGTATATTATATAATATACACATCGTCAAACGTATTAATATTAATGATTATAACAGTTCCAGCACATAGCTTGATACTTATCTTCAAAGCCTAAATCTGGTTCAGAAGAACCATCTCTAATAATAACCTTGTCTTTTGAAATTTTCGCATTAATATTTGATTTTTGACTACACATAACACAGACAGTTTTTATTTCTTCAATAATATCTGCCAATTCAAGTAATCTTTTTGAACCACTAAAAAGTTTCGTTTTATAATCTGTTTTTAATCCATAACAAAATACGGGAATTTTATTAGCAATTTCTCTTAATGCATTTACATTTATATCAGAAAGAAATTGTGCTTCGTCAACCAAAATACAATTAATATTTTCTAAATTAAAACTGTCAAATGTGTCCATTTCAGGAGTCATTATTAAATCTGCTTTTACTCCGGTTATTGATCTTGAAAAAATCATATTATTATTTGATCGATTATCTATACTTGGTTTAATTAAAAGAATTTTTCTACCGGTTGATTGATAATTATGTGCTTGCATAAGAAGTTTGGCTGTTTTTCCAGAATTCATGCATCCATATATAAAGTGAAGATCCGGCATTTATAATTATCTTAAATATATTTTTATTTATTCAATTCAATTTTTAAAGTCTTTTTAGATTTTGCTAAAAAGACAGAATTAATTTAACAAGAGCAAACATTATCATCGCTAAGTTGTATTACTTTCATATAAAAAGTAAAGGCTCTGTTTGCATCGCAAAAGCAAAAGAGATCTTTATTAAAAGTATAGTTCAGCATAATTTTATAGTAAGGCATAAAGTTGATAATATTTCTTATACCTGTATAAAAAGGTTCTGCTGATATCATTGCATACTTGTCATCATCTCCTTCTTGTAAGAAAATAAAATAATATTCCTTTGATTTTTTTGATCTCATTGTAAACATTTCTTCATCATCTGGTATCATAGTTATTTCGGACATACATTTTGCAAAATTACATCTAATTTTAACATCATTGTTAAATTTTGAGTGTATCCAAGTCGTCCAATCAAGTCTACAAATAGGGCAAAGCACTTTTTCCGTTTTTGACAATTTTACACAGCAATCTGAACAACAATAATGAGTGCATCCGACAGGAATTTCTTTTTCACAATCAGATCCATATGTTCTATAACATATTGGGCATTCTGAATCAACAGCTTCCACTATAGCTTGACGTCTTGCCAACTTTTTAAAAGCTTTCTTACGAATAATTTGACTTTTGGATGGCATTTTTTCTTTTATAGAACAGATATTCATAAAATTTCATTTTTATTTTTATATACTAATTTATCAACCATACAAAAATCTCCTATACATATCTAGATCTTTTTGGAAACGTGCAGCTACAGTTCTTGGATCAAAGTTGAATTCTCTGTCTGTTCTCTCCCTATCAAGTCTAAGTCTTTCATAAACTTCTAATGGAACATCAGGAGGTCTTTCCGGTAATTGTATAACATCTCGTTCATCGCGCGGTATGCGAACGCCGGCGGCGCTGCCCATTTCTAAAATTTGTTCTAGCTGATGAATCCTGTTTTCCATTTCTTGCATCATTTCTTCTTGCGCTCGCATTCCTTGTTGTAGCGCTCTTATTAATTGTTCTCGCTCTTGCATTCTATCTTCTTGCTGTCGCTTTTTTATACGTTCAGCATCCCTTTTTGCCTCTTCTATATTATGTATATTTCTTCTCTGTTGAATTTTTTCTGGTGTTTGTTCTTCTTGATATACACGACATATTCTTCTGATTTCATCCCAAGTAGATCCTTTATATTGAACATCTTTATATTGATAAAAGAATTTTTCTGTTATTGATCTCATCTGTAAATTTGGAGTCAACACATCTGTTAATGGTTCCCTAGTAGATGGACAAAATCTTACATGATTTATACCTCTTTGTCTGGCTATATCTCTTTGTCTGTCAAATTCACTCATAATAGAGGTTCTATCAAATGTTTTTCCGGAACTAATAACAACTGGATCTATCATAAGATGTAATGAAATTGGGCATACCAACTCTTGGGATGTCTCATCTGCAATTTTTGCTTCTGTAGGATTTTCATCTGGTATTAAATTCCTTGATTGACTGACTGTTGAGCTGGAATTTCCCCCTCCTTTTAAATAAACTCTATATTCTTTCAACATATTTTATAATATACATTTAATTTATTTTTTATATAAAAATATTATGTTTATATAATTTTGGTAATAAATTTCTATTACAATTCTATGCTTTGAATATTCATTCTAAAATCTACATCAAGATGTGATTCTGGTACCAGAGATGATTCTGATGTAAATCTAGTATTTTTTAAGACAATACAATATTTAAATTTTTTTGATACAAAGTGAAATGTCTCAGATGCGAAGCACGTTGTTGCAAAAAGAGAAAGATTTGGAAAATTTTCAAAAAATTTGGGTAATTCTTTCTCTTTGTCGAGATCAATACGAACAACTTCTAGATCTTTACATTTTTCTAAACCATCAAAATTGATATCTGGTGCATAAATATCCAACATTTTAAGTTTGGGAAACATTGTCCAATTAATATAAATAGGCTCATCCATTTTATTTCTATGCAAATCTTCTATAATTAATATTTCAGTTATTTGCTCTGTTGTAACATTCAAAATGTTATTATCAAGCTTGCACCTTTCAAATATAATTTTTTTTGGAAATGTTATATCTTGCAACCAACATATTGAATCTAGACCTTCTATAAGAAGGGAATCAATTAAGATAGTTGTTGTAGTATAAAAATGAATAAAATCTGGAATAAAAGTATTTCTGTTTATCTTTATTGAACGAGGCCATTGATAGTTAATACTAATTTTTCTGAACTCTTTACATGTTTTGAAAAGAACATTCAGAGTTTTATCACAATCTATAAATTTCCATATTTTATTAATCAATTCGTCAGGAATCTTAGTTACTGACATTTTATTTACTATAAATTTTTATATATTATTTAATTTTTTATCGATTTTAAATTTTTTTATCAATCTCGATCAGCACTAGAGCATCTTCCTCCACCTTTTATAGTTTTTTTGAATGTCACAGGTTGAAAATCATAATTTTCAAAACAATTTTTGGGAAATTTGCAAAAATATACAGTTTCATATTCACCTGTTTCTGATTTAATTTTTGTTTTATGTATACGACTTGATTTAATATTTTGTTTTGTACATTTTTTTTCACAATATTGACAAATATTACCTTTTTTTATTGATTGAATTTTTTTAGGAGAATGTCCATCCGAATCTACTTCATATGGTTCTAATTCGATCGATTTTTCAGTTTCATCGCTCGATTTTTTGTCTACGCTCTTGTCTACGCTCTTTTCTACGCTCTTTTCTACGCTCTTGTCTACTCTCTTGTCTACATCCTCTTCTTCATCGCTTGATTTTTCGTCTTCGTCTACGTCTACATCTACGTGTTCATCAACGTGTTCATCTACGTGTTCATCGACGTCTTCGTCTTCATCGCTCGGATTTTCGTCTACGTGTTCTTTCTCCTCTTCAACCTCCTCTTCATTATCTTCAAAAGACTTACATTTTTTTTCTGAATTTTTTAAATCTTCTTCACACTCTTGAATATTTCTAATAATCATTTTTAACAAATCAGGTGCGTAAAAATCTTTGACACTTAATTTAGGTACAGGTAGACTTTTTGATAGAATTGGAGAAGTTGGTTCCGGGATTTTCTCCAAATCATTTTTAGCTCTAGTGATAAATTTATTTGGATTGTATAATCTTAAAAAATTATTTAAAAACTTTGTATCAAGAGGATTACCTGTGTTTTTGTTTATTGGTTTTTCACCTTTTTGTAGTTGATCATGTATGTCCCATATATTTAAACAATAAACATAACCACCCTCATTGTAATAAACAACAGCTGCGTTTTGTGATTCTATAATATCGGCTTCTTCTTTGTTTTCACAAGTTGATTTCCATTTATTTAAAACAGTATATGAAGGAATATCTCTTTGAGGTTGTGTTTCTACACGATCACTTGGATTTAGTAGTATATATAAATTTTCTTTCAGTTGATAAATTTCAGACAAAATTTGAGATTTTATTATTTTTATTGCGTCATTTTTTTGATTCTGATTTGTTTGAGGATCCTCAAAAACTTCTGGAAATTTTTCTTCAATAGTAAGTGTCCATAAAATTTCGGGAATATAATATTCTTCTTTGACCCGTTCAAAAAACACATTATCTTTATTTTTTAAAAACACTACCATTTCTCCTAATTTAGTAAGAAAATCCCCTACATTAGTTGAGTTAATTGACATTTCATGTATAATTTTAGAAATATATTCACTATTTGGTTCTATAACCTTTGTGTCTTCATCATCTTGAACTACAACTGATAGAATCTGATTTAATTTTGTTACACCAAATTTTTTTATGTTTTCATTAATACGACTACCCATTAAATTTTTTATTTTAGTATTTTTGTCAAGTTTTAGCCCATCAGCAAAATCTTTTTCTCTTGCAAAATGTTCTCTGCTTTGTATAATAAGATCATCACTATCTTCAATTGAATAAGCAAATCGTACATTTAATTTTGGTTTATCTTTTCTTATAATTGTAACACTTTGATTATCATCATTCCAATATCGTATGCTTCTGCAAATTATGTTAGTAAATAAACTATTAATTGGATACCAATCAGTATCTTTGTAATTTATAGGAGTAATTTTAAATCCAGCCATTATAGTTTTAATGTCAGATTTATTTGATACATCAGCTACAAATACTTGAGTAACATTTTTTATCCAAGGAGGATTGAGAGTAAGTTGTTCACAATTTTCATACGATTTAATTTCTAATTTTGTTTTAAATGTAGCAATTGGTTTATCTGGTTTAAATGGTTGCTTTAGAGATGTGTCATCGTCATCATCATTAAAATAATAAGCACCTAGGTCTTTGAATATTTTTCCAATTTGCAAATAATATTTGTTTCCAGGTAAATCAATATCTACATTTTTCCATAATGTTTTATCACTTTTATTATAAACCGGTGTTAATTTTTTAAATCCAGACTTAGATGCTGACGTTTTTTGTAGAAGAGGACGTGGTGGAACTTCATCATCAGAATTTGAAAGAACAACTACTTTTCCTTCACCAAGTGGATATTCTTTTTCTTCTCCACTAGGAGGACCTTTTGTAACAAACCATCTTTGTTTATAATTTTTTGAATCTTCATCTTCTTCATCTTCATCTTCATCATCTTCATCTTCTTCATCTTCTTTATCATCATCTTTGGCTTTCAAATATTCGTTTATAAGTGTCCTAATATTTGGTCTATCTTTATAAAATGTCCAAAAAACGTTAAAAGTTTTGTCTCTATCTTTCTCTTGATTTATATACTTATATGCAAAATCATAATACCAATCTTTTGGAAGATTTTTTAATATTTCTTGAAACGTTTCTTTTTCCACATATGGATTTTGTTCAGAAAACGTTAACATTTTTTTTCTTAATTTTGAATCTGTGTCGGTAGGTTTAAATTTTTTAAAAAATAAACGAATCTTATTTTCATTTTGTGTGACTTGGTCACCTTTCCATCCACTACCAATTGATTTAACAGGAACTGTAAGTGTAACTTTACCGATTCGAGCATCAATTTCGTCGGTTTCCGCTTTTTTTGCAGCTCTTTTTTTAGCATCAGCCTTCTTCTTAGCTTCAGCTTTTTTATTAGCCTCTGCTATTTCTATCGCTGTTAGTGGTTCCTTTTTTTTCTTCGAAGACATATTATTTATTAATTACACTAATTTATATAACAAAAAAAATAAATTACAAATATGTAAAAATAAAATTGATTCTTTTTGTTTGATATTTTTTTAAAAAATAAATGTCTTCTATTATTTGTCCTATTACACACGATACTATTAAAGAACCAGTTATATGTCCCGACGGTCATACTTATGAACGTGAAGCTTTGGAAAAATGGGTTCGGCAGAGTGGTAAATCACCTGTAAATCCTAGTTTATCTGTAACTCTAGATCAAATATTTCCTAATTATGCGATTTCTTCACTTTATTTACCTGTGACAGTAAATTCTGTGAAACAAGAAATTTCATATTTGAAACCTTTTATTTATTCTCAAAATCAAGATGATGGAACAATTATTGTAAATATTGTTAATCCTGAAAGTATGATGCAAATACCACGTGATTGTGTTTTTGTAGTTGATGGTTCCGGTAGTATGAGTACCGATGCTAAAATGCAATCTAATAACGGTAATCAATCTGAAGATCATGGATTGTCAGTTTGGGATATAACTAAACACTCTGTTTTTACAAGTCTTCATACAATGAGACCTGAAGACAGAGCAAGTATTGTTTTATTTTCAAATACATCGACTATTTTAACAACTCTTCAACCTATGACCGAACAACTAAGAAATTCTGCTATTCACGAATTAAACAAAAAAGTTCCAGGTGGAACTACAAATCTTTATAGTGGAATTAAACAGGCTTTATCTATTTTAGATACTCGCACTGATACAAGCCGCGAAGCAACTATTCTTCTTTTTACTGATGGTCAACCAAATGAAAGACCTCCTCTTGGAGAAATTGTTGAATTTGAAAGGTATATTCAACAAAAGGAAGGAAAAACTCCAACACTTCATACATTTGGATTTGGAAACGATATTATTCCCGATTTGCTTTATAAACTTTCTGTAATAGGAAATGGTTCTTACAATTTTATTCCTGATTCTTCTTTTTTAGGAACGGTGTTTGTTAATTCAATGGCAAATATTTTTTCTGGATATGCAGACAATACACGTTTTATTTCTGATAGCGGTAACATTAATTTGGGTTCATTGCAATATGGTCAAAACAGATGGCTTGTTACAAAAGATAAAACTTTTTTGACAACTTTTACTCAAAAGAACGAGTTGCATACTATCGTTGGCGCCGGGGTAAATGAAGAGTGTTTTCTACAAAAAGATGATATTTTGTCACGTGAGTGGTTTCTTAACACTCTAAGAAAGTGTATTGAACTTGGATCTAGACAAGAATTTAATAATGCACAAAGTTTAATTAAAACATGTAGACAGTTTATAAAAGAAACTAAATATGGTACTTCTCTTATTTTAGATATGGAGGGAGAAGTAACTAAAGCCGTAATGGAAAAATATTTTTCAAAGTGGGGTAAGAATTGGCTATATTCTATTTTACGAGCACACGAACTCCAAATATGCAACAACTTTTTAGATCCAGGTGTTCAAAATTACGGAGGTTCTCTTTACAAAAAATTAGTAGAAAAAGCTAATACTATTTTTAATTCTCTTCCACCTCCCGAACCATCAATTTTAAAATCTACATCTGTAAGATGTCAAAGTATGTCTTACTACAATAATGCTACATCAAACCCTTGTTTTGCAGGAGAATGTTTGGTTGAGATGGGAAATGGACAATTGAAAAAAGTAGAAGATATTGTAAAAGGAGATCAAGTTCAAACAGAATTTGGAGTTTCTAGTGTGAGATGCGTTCTCAAGACAATCTGTAAAAATAGTGAGGCAGATTTAGTAAATATTACTACAAGAATTAATCCACTAAGAATAACTCCTTATCACCCAATAAAATGGCGTAAAAATTGGTTATATCCTAACGATTTGTCTAATGATTACAAAACTCGTTTTGTTCAATCTTGTCCGGCTGTTTATAGTTTTTTGTTGTATGGAAACGATCATACTATGATTATTAATAATATAATTGTGATTACTTTGGCACATGGAATTACAGAAGGATTGTTAAATCATTGGTATTATGGTACGCAAAAAATTGTTAATTTTTTAAGTCAATGTCAAGGTTGGAATGAAGGATTGGTTGTACTTCAACCTGGTTGCACACAAAGAGATGAAAAAGGTAATTTCAAGAGATTAGTTTATATTTAAAAATATACTGTTTATTTTATTCCAGAATATAGAATAAAATAATTATATTTACTTTTTTAAAGCTAAAAAAGTGACAACACCTGCGGCAATAAGTATAAATGCTATAACTAATATAATTGCTATAGCAATTTTTAGTTTTTGTGCAGCTGCAGCTGCTGCTATTTCATTATTTTTTTTAGCTTCATCATTTGCAGCAGATTCTTGAGCCGCAATTTTATCTGCTCGTTTTTTATCTTCTCTTTTTTTTTTCTTATCATCAGCGTCTAATTGAGCTGATTGGTCTACTATTGTTTGGTTACACGTTTGTATTACATTTGTTATAGCTGATGAACCAGCATTTATTGAATTGCTACAACACATTGCATGAATAGGTGTTTGACTATTTATAGGTTGATCAGTTTTGATATAAGGACTTACAATTGATGGATCATGTGCGTTTTTAAAATCAAGTAATTTGCTATTTTTATAATCTTCTCTGTATGTAAAAGTCCATATATTTCTATAAGAAACACCCCATCCATCATAGTAATCTCTAGATTTTTCATACATACTTGTAGAATAATGATCATCTGGATTTTCATTATAATATAAAATTAATGTTTCTTTAAAATTATCTAAATTTAATGCGGTCGCATTATATGAGTTATTATATGCAAGAAGTCTTGCGTTATATTCTTGTAGTTTTGTATTATCTTCAGCTCTCCATGCATCTAATTTTTGATTGTAAATAGCATTTTGGTTAGCTACTCCTAAAGAAATTTTGTTTACCTGGTTGTAGCAAACACAATTTGTATTTAATGGATGAGATGAACAAAATTTTTGGACTATATCATCTGTTTTACTTGACATTTTATTATATAATAAATAAATTATTTATTACTTTTATTTATAAGAAACTTTTTATAAATAAAATGGATTATTCACAATTAAAACATTATACGTACCAAGAACTTAAATTATTAGCAGAAAATATGAGTTTACATATTTACAGAAATAAAACAGATCTTATTAAAGAAATAACAGATGCTTTTAAGGAATATGAGACGTATAAAAAAGAAAAAATCGACAAATATAAACGTGGTGAACAACTTGGTGAGAAAGGAAAAGAAGGAACTACTTTTTTAGTAACAACTAAAGATGGTACTGAATATGCTATGAAAACATTTCGCAAACAAAAATCTTCCTCAAATTTGCGTAAAGAAGCAGAATTACAAAAAATGGCAGCCGACTTTGGAATATCTCCAAATGTTATTGATATAGATACCGTGTCAAAATATATTGTAATGGAAAAAATGGATAAACATTTAGTTGATTTAATGAAACAACAAGATGGTTGTTTGACAAAACAACAACAAAAACATATAATTAATATATATAAAAAATTAGATAAAGCTGGTGTGTTTCACGGAGATGCTAACCTTCTTAATTATATGTACAAAGGAAATAAATTGTATATTATAGATTTTGGATTAGCTAAAGAAATAACGACCTCTTTAGTTAAAAAATTAGGCACAGACACACCAAATATACAAATCATGACTCTTGGTATGGCTCTAAAGCTACGAGATTTAAAATGCCATCCTTCCTCTTATTCATATATTGTTAAAAATCTGACAGATGATCAACGAGTTCAATTTAATTTTATTTAATAACTTAAGAACATCATTTTGACTTAAAAATGAAACCTTGGTGGAACAAAAAATGGGGGTCAGATGCTATTTGTGGAATTACACAAACACGTTTACGTCCTGGTTTTGATAAAAATAATATATCTCGTACAACACGTCTTAGTTGTTCTCATCGTTTTTATACATTAGAAATTTTAGAATGGGCTCAAAAATGTCCAGGAAAATTACCATCATGCCCATTGTGCAGACAAGAATTTACGGTAGAAGATTTCTTAAACAAAATTTCTTTCAGAGTTGTAAATGTCGTAAATATAAGTTCCTCTGGACATAGGGTGTAATTCATTTACTGTTTCAATTATTTCTTTTGGAACGTTCCACATAGCACATTCTTCTTTGTGTGTATTTATAATAAAAACAGAAGTATTTTCGTTATATACATAATCATCGGGTAGATTTGCTTCTATACTAGCATATATTTGTTCAACTGATTGTAAAGGAAGTTTTTTGTATTCACGTTCTTTTTCAGCCATTCTAGTTTTCATATTATCGTATAAAACTCCTTCTACGCATCTTGAAAAAACTAACATAGAGCATAAAAGTTTTTCGAAATGAATTTTTTCTAATTTGCAAAAATGTGCGACTTCTAACACTTTTTCTTGAACTCGATGTCTAAAAGTTCTAATAGCATCTAAACGTGTTTCTTTATTTACATAAGCAGCTCTTACAAATCTTGCAGCGTCTGTTACACCTTTAAGTATATAAAGATTGTAAAAAGGTGATGTAATTTGGTTTTCTATTTTAGCAAATTCTTCGATTAAAGAAGCATATGATTTGTGAATGTTTGTATAATTTTGTTTTTCCAATGGTATAATAATCAAAGTTTGCAAAATATCAATACAATAATGATCATAATCTTCAAAAAGTTTCGATTTTCCTTTGGCCTCTCCATCTAACATTTTTAAAACATAATCAGATGCTCCACACTCATCTGCTTCGTCCCATCCGGAACCCCAGTCTATATTAAGAGGATCAAATAAATTTTTAACTATTCTTCTTAGTTTTTTTGCTTTCTTCGTATTTCTTTTGTCTTTAATTTCTCCAGACACTGTCACTAAAAAAAGTTTTGGATCTGCAACCCAATCAAATCTATCACTCATAAAGCCCACACATGTATGTGCCATACTAGGCCATAACGGCCCATCTTTCATATCATTAATGTAAGAAAATCCAAAATCTATTATTACAGGATAATGACCGTGTGTTGGAATAGCAAATTGATTTTCATCATCTAACACATACAAAAAAACAACATCTCTAGAACATTTTCGCATCATTACATTGAAAGAATGTAAATCATAATGAGAAAATTGTTTCTTTTTCTGAGCTATTCCTATTGCCATAAGAACCTGTTTTATAGTAGAATATAAAACATCTTCTTTTATTCTGTCTACCGCACGAATATAATTATAAAATTTACACGAGTTGTCAATAAATTCGCACAAAAGAACTTCTTTTTTAATTGGATGTTCTGATTTTGTACTAAAAGGATTTCCTTTTTTTCCAGCTTTAGGATCAGTTGAACAAATAAAAGATCCAAACGATTTACAAAAATGTGGACAATAAGGTGACAATTCATTTAAACCTTTCATCACAGTATCCTCGTGGTGTATTAAATAATTAATATACTGTGACATTTTGAATATATATTTTTTTTTCCTATCTTCTTTTGGAGTTAATAAGCCTACTAATCCTTGTTTTCCTGGTTTGTCAAATATTGTGTCAAAAGATAACCATTCATTAAATGGTTTATCTTTATTTTTTTCATAATAAGAAACTAGTTCATTATATCCAGTTCCAACCTTTAAAGAAGACATTTATTACTTTTAATACACCACTTTAAGTATATTTAAGTAATCTTTTAATAATCATTAATTCTTGATTATTTTTATTATTGGTCTAAAATATTTTTACTTTATATTAAAGAGAAATGCAAGAAATCAGTAGATCTGCTCGTCTTAGAAAATATGAAATCGCATACGAAGAATGTATAAAAAAAATAAAAATAAAAATATTACAATCACAACATCCTGCTAAAAAAACTCGTTCTAGACGTTGTAAACCTTTGCCCGAAGTACAAAAACAGCCGGTTAAAAAATCTCGTTCAAGACGTCACAAAATAGTTTCATCACCAGAAACAAAAAAAACGTTAAATTCGTATCAAAAATTTGTAAAAAAAGAAAGTCAAAACATTATTTATAAAGGTGTCACACCAAAAGAACGTATGATAGCTATTAGTAAAGAATGGAATACTCAAAAACTAAACACAGACAAAAAATGAATAACTAATATTATATTTTTTAAAAATATAATATTTAATATTAAATAAGCAATATGAATCAAACTCAAAATGTTAATACATGTGATATTTGTAAATCCTTAATAAAAACGTATAATGCTTTTTGGGTTGATGACTTACCTGAAGATTTAAAAGAAGCGTGTTGGAGTGAAGCATCAAATTGTTGTGAAGGAAATAACTGTCCAGATTCAAACACAAAAATGGTTTTAATGAAACTTATTGAAAACCATAAAAATCAATTACATTTACAATCTAAAAATATTGATGGTCCTTTTACAGTTTACTGGCACAAAGAATATAAAAAAGTAATATATATATTTGAAGAGAATACTTCAATTGAAAACAACACTCTTAATCAAGATTTTTTAAACATCTTACTTGCTAATCCTATCACATTTATAGATTTATACATTCAAGAATCTAACAAAAACTTGAAAGAAAGTATAGAACAACCTAAATTATCACAAATTCATTTTACAAATAATATTATTAAACCAAATAATGAATTATTTAATTTTTTAAATGAAACGATACAAAATTTCACAAAAGAAGAATTTTCACCTAAACATATAGAAAAATTACTCAGTTTTTGTAATAAACACGAATTAATATTACAAATTTTTCTAGAAAAAGATGATAGTAAATTTATAAATTTTTGGAAATCTCAAATAATCACCGATAGTTTGTTAAAAGGAGTTATTGAAAGTTTAAAACTTGAAATTGAAACGTTTTTTAGATATGAAATCGTTCTGGAAATGTTAAAGCTAAGACCAATCTTTTTTCACACAGGTAAAACTATTTTAGAGGTAATTCAAAGCTCTGATGTTGATACAGTACGTATTCCCAAAATAACATATTTACGTATAAGACGTATGTTACTTAATATTACCTTAAAAATTAATCAACTAATATCAAATTTTTATATTATGTCAGATATATTTAAAATTTTTGATAATACAAATGAAAGACCTAAACAAGCATATAATATAATTATATGTTCAAATGATTCGATAGAGGTTGCTAAATATCAAATGTTTTTAGAAACATTTGGGTTTACACAAATAGAAAACTAAAGTTCTCCTTCATACATCATAATAGCTTTTCTAAAAAATAAATCAAAATCTGTTTCTGTTATAAATTCTTTAAATTCAGTGGCTAATTCTTCTCTAATTTTAGATATATATGTTCTAAAAAATAATGCAAAACATCGACGTTCGGAGTGTTTTGAACTTTTAACAATCATTTCGTTTAAAACGGATTCAGCAAAATATTGAATACACGTTTCTATCTTTTTTTGATTATTTTTTGATAAAAAATGGATCACCATATCTATGATTTTAGGTTTTTTCTCATTCAAAGTTAACTTTTGTTCTATAGTTGAACGAATATCATTTCTTTCTTGATCAAGCAACCATAATTCTACAACATTATATAATATATTTTTATCAAGTCTAAAAATACTATTTTTAGATGTGATGTCTCGTGCAGCTGCGTTTAATCTACCAACAAAATTAGATATTATTTGATCTTCAAATGAAATCCTAATATTGAAACCTCCATACCCAGATATTATATTTACAAGACGAGAAGCAAAACCAGACGAACAAGTACCGCTCATTTCTTCTAATTCTTGAAGCATCCTCTTATATAGTTCAATTTTAATACTTTCATCTTCTTGCATCTGAATATAAGTATATATTTTTAACAAAATATTTAACAGACTGTTGTTAAACTTGGAATACAGAGCTCGATCCATATAAATTCTTTTCATAGCGATTTTAATTTTTTCATTTTTAACAAAAAGTAGTTCACATTCCTTTGAACAAAAGTTTTCATCATCATACTTCGATTCTGAATATTTACATTTTATTTCTTCGGAAAGATGAGTCACTTTTATTTCTTGTTTTAACATTTTTTCAATGTGAGAGTTTACATAATCAAAATCAATAGAGTTGTTATTAACGGTATATATTTGAAAAGAACTCAAAAATTCCAATGTTTCTGCAACCGATTCTTCTACTTCTTCCGTGTGTACATTTTGTTCGTTTTCAAATATTGTTCTAACCGGACCGTTAATGCAACCTAGTTGCATAATTATATCTCTACCTGCATTTTTGAATTCATCTGAACCAAATCTAAGTAATATGTCTGCTGCATCTGCACGAAGATTATAATCTAAATCTACATCTTTTGCAAATTTTAAAATACGCATTTCAACATCTTCACTTTCTATATTTGATAAATTACAATTTTTTAATAAATATTGGCCTGAAAGATTACAAAAATAAACAGGATTCTTATTATAAAAAAGAAAATTCATTTGAGCAGATTTAATAAACCAATCTTTTCCACACTCTTGATCTGGAAAAATAGTTTTGTAAACTGATTTAATATCTTCATACGAAAGTTTCCAAAGAATATAACGACAATTTCTTTTTGTTTTTTTCATAGATGGAAGCATCCATTTCTTTATCAAACCAAAAACTTGTTCTAGTATGTCTTCTTTTTCACAAAAATCATATATTTTGTCTTTCATTTCTTCTGCACCAACTTTTTCAAGTGAAAGTATAGTAGAGTATCTAAATTCGCATTCTATATTATCAGAATTGATAAATTCTTTAAAATAAAAATCAGCATTATCCCTTGCCGTTTCTGATTTCATTAAAAGAAATATAGCTTCAACACGGCATGGTGCAGGCATTGTAGAAAGATCAAAACAAACATTTTCGAGAGCTTTATAACCTAGTAATTTACGTTTATTATTATTTTCCTTTATTTGTTCTTGTCTAGATTCATCTCTCAATTCATCATTTTCTACCTCTTCGTAATCTAAAAGACATTTAGCTGCTTCTACCTTTAAAAAAGGAGAAATAAGTGCCTTCGTGCATATACTATAAAAGAATTTTTCTATTAATTTGCTACCGCTCATCTGGTACATTGATGATAAAGTTCTTAGTATTTCTATCGTATTGTCACCATTTTGAGAATAATATTCTTCAAGAGAATATATACGTTTATCAAGAGAACGAGATAAATCAGTAACTTTCTTAGCTAAATTATCTACATTGTCGTTATTGTCAGATTCATAATCAAACTCTTGATTTTCTAATAAATCATCTACTTCTGTAGTTTCCATTTTGGTGAGAACCAATGGAAACTTTAAACCGTTACCAAAATTTTATTTTTTGTACAATTAAGAATATTGTGACCATTTTTTACTAGAAAATGCAACTTGACACGGTGGTCCTGGAGTTTGATCTTTATCTCTAGGAGGACATTCTGGTAAGACGCTTTTAGATGGTTTAGGACCTAAAAATGTTGCACCATATTTCTTTTCTTTCGGTGTATTCCAATCCCTAAATACTGTTCCCTGACCACATCCATTAGTAGAATCACTTGCCGCTGGATATACAACTGTACGTCCATCATTAATCCAACCCCATCTGCACCAATCTGCACCTTTAGCTTGTGCAGTTACAACATCAGAATCACCAGCAAGTGTTGCACCATATTTTGCGGCTGCGGCGTTAGCTTCATCGTAATTTAATGTGTAAGAACCTTCATCATACAAATACACTTCTTTTTGACCTGTTGGTAATGATTTTTCACATTTTTTAGATGTTGAGTCGCACTCAGTTCCTTTTGGACAGGTGCAATTTGCTTCAGAGTCACACGAACCGGTGCATTTATCTTTTTTCTTATCACCACTAGTATCTTTTTTCTTATTATCACTAGTATCTTTTTTCTTATCACCAGTACTACTACTACTACCAGTACTACTACCACTTTGAGATTTAGTTAAGAAATATATACCTACTCCTGCACCTGCAAATACAACAATAATAAATATAATTAATCCAATATACATACCTGTTTTTGATTTGCCGCTAGGAGTAGGAGTAGGACTTGCTATTGAACTTGGAGTTAAATCGCTCATTTTTATTATAAGTTACTAAAAATAATATTTAAAAGTAAAATTGAATTTGTTTTAATAAATTTAATTAATTTATTAAATTATGGATAATAGATTAAGCAAGTTTGAAAAAGTAAGAATTTTAGGTCAAAGAGCCGAACAAATTTCTATGGGAGCACCACCGCTTGTGGATATTACTGGATTGACAGATGCTCTCTCAATTGCAGAAAAAGAGTTTTTAGAACATAAAATACCATTTATAGTTGAAAGAACATATCCTGCAGGAAAAATTAGAAAAATTCCTTTATCTGAAATGAAATATTAAATAAACTTAGTTTTTCATATTTTATATAAAATATGAAAATTACGAAATAGTATAATTAGTTAAATTTTTTATTTTTAGGATAAAATCCATGTAACCATTTAGAAATACCTAAAACACCTGCTTGATTCATAAATTTAGCCAAACTCGTATATGTACTTTCTTTAGAATTTCCAAATGACCAATTAGCAAAACAAATAATCAAAAAATCAGTAATCGTATCAATATTCAGATTATGTTTTTTAATATCATAAAATTCTAAGACTTCTTTTGATAATTGATGCGTTCCATTTTTTTCATCTGGTAATTTATTAATTTCGCTATCATTATATACTTTTCTTGTTTGAGGAAATTTTTTTATCCATAGATTGATCATTGATTCCATATCGCTTATTACGTACATTCTTTTTAAGATGTGAGTTTGTTGTGATTTAATTTTGTCTACAGCAGGATTAATTGCATCTTCTAGTGACAAATTAGAAAGTCTGTCTGTTCCACGTAAGTGAATTATAGTATACGGACGTTCTAAATTTTTTAGACGATGTGAAATTAAGTCAGCAATAGATTTTTTAATACGTATATTTGATATTAAATTATCAAGATGCCATACTCGATACGCTTTTGTATTATTAATAATAATTTGAGAATTAATTCTTTTATAATCCTTCTTAAAAGTAAATTTATATTCATCAAAGTGTGTTAGTTCATTAGGTACACTTTCTATTGTTTCTAAATTCCAAGCTTTAGGATAAACAGAAGCACCTTCTTTGACACGTTTTACGACATCTGAAAGAGACATTACTGGAATTCCAATAATTTCAAAATAATCACTAAAATCTAAGGTTTCCTGCCCCCACATATAATCTCTCCAATCAACGCATATCGCTGCTTTATGAACAATACAGTATTTTAAACAATGTGATAAAACTTGTAAGCGATCGGCAAAACCTTCCCATCCTTTGACAACTACAATTTGTTGACCTTGTTCATATTTTTCTGATTTTTTAAAAATCAAACTAGCGATAATGATAATCAAAAACAAAAATAGTAATATAATAAATATAAATATAAATATATATATTTTATTTAAAAATATTTTGTTTACAATTTTTTTGTAATTCATTTATTACAAGAGTAGATAAAAATAGGTATTTATATTTTTATAAATATAAATTTTTAATATTACTTTATATATTTATGATATTTTAATAAGAAGACAACCCTCTGTCACATTATTTGTTTGACCATTAGGTATAGATGGTAAATCTGTAAATAAATTAGTTCCTAATTGTACATTCCCAACTAGACTTATATTAGCACAAGTAACAGATGAACCTTTTAAAATTGAGAGTGCTGTTGTTGAAACAAAACTTCCTGAAGATGTGATTTTTGATAATTTTGCAATTGAACCATTATTAATATCAAATACAGTTGGAATAGAAGACTCAAAACTATAATCTAACATAATAATATCTGACATCATACTACACTTAATAGCGGTTTGTGATTCTCCTGAATATTTTCCTTTATTTAATATACATTTACTCGCAATAATGTCGATTCCTGCTCCTGTAGTATTTCCTTTATAAGTATTACCATTTTCTTCATACGATGAGTTATTATCAATTACAACATGTGATATTTGATTCGAATACGCTTGTGATGTAAATCCTCCATTAAATTTAACAATGCTATTATCCAAACTTATTGAAGCTTTTCCACCACCTGCAAATTCAGATTCTACATTATTTATTATAGCATTAATATTAGAATTTATAGCTGTTAAACAAATTTTATCCGGAGTTGTAGTAGAAAATTCCCAATTATATTTTAAATCGGTTGGAGATATAATGCTATTAATATCCAAACTACCACCATTCTTTATAGAGCCTCCGATATAGACAACCATACTCGTTGAACTTGGTGCAATCATTGATGCATTCGTTAATGTAATTCCACCGAGAACAGATATCCAAGGTAATGTTGTACCATCTTTAATAATTGTAAAAGTTCCATTAGTTATCTTAATTTCTTCTGTATTAGTTGATCCTAGTATATCAGCATTTAAAAATCGATATGAAGATAATCTACATACATTAAGTGATCCTCCATCAAATACTAAACTTGGATTATTATCGGTATTATTACATAAAATATTTAAATTTCTAAAAACGCAATTAGAATTGCTAAGATTTAATTTAGAACGTAGCAATGCAGTATCTACATCTATACTAGAATTATATATTTCCAAACTATAACTGGTACTTTCCAAGAAGTCAGTTAAAGTAATTGTCTTAGATTTTAATTTAGAAGATCTTATGTTAATGCCAGAAATGCAATTAGATATTTTAATTTCTGTGATATTTAAATAACAGTTTCTGCTAGAAATTGCGTATCCATAAATATTTGTTGCAGTTAGAGATCCAATATTAATTATTGTCTCTGAATCTTTTATAGTTTCTTCTGAAACAATAGTCGTAATTCCAGAAATTAATTTGTCAAGAGATAAAGTATCTACATTAAAAGTACAATTATTACTTACAATTATTCCATTTGGTTTAGCACTTGGTAATGAAGTATTATTTTCACCTGTAATTCGTAAATATTGTACATTAAGACTTGCATTATTTACAAGTTTTAACGCACAGTATTGCTCATTATATGAGCATGTGGTATTATAAAAAAAATACAATTTAGATACATTCATTTTACTATCATTTTGAATTTTGACTGTTTCTTTTTCAGTAGATAATAGTAGTCCCATATCTTTACAATTAATAGTACTATTATTTTCAGCAAGAAATGGTATTATTAAAGGTTTATTAGGAGAATTAGACATTTCGTTATTATTTCCAAATTCAAATTTGTCTGCAAAAAGATTTGAGAATACGTTCTCAACTTTTAGTGTAGAATTATTTAAATGGACACCATTAGAATTATTTTCTATAGTATTTATAATAAATAAATCATTCAATTTCAAATTTGAATCAGATATTTCAATTGCATAGTTTGATTGCACATTGTTATAAAAATTCATGCCACTCATAAGAACAGTTGAAAAATTAGAAATATTTAATTGACATCTATCTATAAAATTGAGTATAGTTGAAAATTCTACTTGAGACTTTGAAATCATCATTAAGGCACCAATATTAAAAGTAATAGTTTTAAAAATAATCTTACTATTATTAATTTCTACTTTCCCTTCAAAATTTAGATTATCATCAGAAATACTAGATGAAATAGTGCTATAATACATAACTTCTGATAATGACATATTAATATTTTCAAATTTTAATCTATATGGCCCATATGCTGAAAATAAACTTAAATTGCAATTAATAAATGTCGGTAAAAAATCTCTAGACAAAATAGCTGACTCTTCAGATTCTGATGGTGGAATTTTAGTTCTTCTCATATGACAACTACTATTATACAAATTAGTTGTTGCATCTGGCATATTATTAAAATTAAAGTTAATACCATCATATTTTTCTATTATTTCAGAAACTACCATAATACCTAAATTAGAATCGTTACTATAAAATATATTATCATATAAAGGAATTTTAGAGCATCCAGTTGTAATTACGCAATCAACATTAATAATTTCTATATTATTATATAATACCGTTTTTTTCAAATTTAACAAACTTCTATTTAATTTTTGAATATTAAAATTTATTCCAGATAAATTTATTTTTTGTTGTCCAGTAAAATATAAATAGTTATAATGTTTATTAGTTTCTTCAGTATATAAAAAATCATTAGATTGAATATTTAAATTTCTAATAGTTATTGGTGATTTAAAATGTAAAGTATTATTGTCAAACTCAAGAATACTAGTATTTTTAAATACATTAATTTGTTGAGAAGATGTTAGATTTGCAAGTCCTCTTAAATCATCATTTACATAAGCACAAATTGAGTCTACTTGACTAGAATATTTAACTTCCGATATAAAATTATATGAAGTAGTATTTGGAATTCCAGAATCAAATGTTATATAAGAACCAATATCATCTGTAATAAAATCATTTGAAGATATAAGATAATGTAGTAAAATATCATTACCTGTGTTATAAGGATGTTCTAAACGACTAAGATCGTTACTTTCTACTGTTTTGTATAGTTCTACATTTCCAGTAATACAGACTTGATTTTTTTGTTGTCCTTTAACTCCAGAGTTAAGAACAACAGGACTTATTTCGTTTTGTAATGAAACTTTATTTACAATTTTAATTATCGCAGTGTTATTCCAACCAGTTTGTGCAATAATATCAAATGCTTTTGTCAAAGTTTTTAATGGAGATGAATCATTCAAACCAGAATTTCCATCTGAACCCAAATCATCAACGAATAATAGAATATCATCTTTGATAATACCACTACCATCACCACTACCATCTGTTGATGAATTAAATGAATAAATAACCTCTTGTGAACATACTGTTACATATTGTCCAGAACCTGATATTGCAATAGACATCCAACTCTTATTTCCAGAAGGTAATACATTCCAATTATTACCAAAATCAATTGACGCATAAACACTACCATTTCCGTCTCCAGAATCGCAAATAACTTGATATTGCCCAGATGCTGATACTGCTACAGAAGTAAGAGTTTTAAATGCAGTTTCAAATTTTGTAGTCCACGTATTTCCAAAATCAGCTGAAATATAAACAGAATCAGGATAATTACAAATGGCCGTTTGATATTGACCGGATGCAGACATAGATACATATAGCCAATTTCTATCTTGTGAATCTTTTTTCAACCATGTCGAACCAAAATCTGTAGACACATATATACAACCTTCCGCTTCTAAAGCTGTTTGATATTGACCTGATGCAGACATACATACACTATTCCATTCTCTTTCAGAATCCCTTTGCGACCAGTTCATTCCAAAATCAGTAGATACGTAAATATAATTAGAACTAGCAACAGCAGTTTGATACTGACCCGAAGATGACACACATACTGACTTCCAATCTCTTTCAGAATCCCTTGGCGACCAGTTCGTTCCAAAATTAGTTGTCACGTAAATATAACCAAGAATACAAACAGCCGTTTGATATTGACCTGAAGATGATAATGAAATACTAGTCAAAGTGGTGTTTGACGAAAATGATTCTGTCCAGTTTTCACCAAAATCACTGGATACGTAGTTTGTTCCTTCATCTAAAGAAACAAATCGATACTGACCGGATGACGACATCGATATAACAGTTAGGTCATCAGTAGATGGTAATGTTTTTTCTTTCTAGAGAGGTTTACCAAAATTAGGTAAAGATATGCCAAAATTTGAAAAAACAGATAAAGTATTATTATCAAAAACACCATTTGCTCCTGTTGCTCCTGTTGCTCCCGTTGTACCAGTCGAACCAGTATCACCACTACCATCACCACTTGAACTTAATCCTAATTCTAATCCATTAATTTTATTAGTGTATATAGAATTTACACGTAATTGTTTTTCTACAAAAAACATTTATATTAACTTTTATTTAATATAAAGAAATTATTTATTTAATAATTTAATATCAAAATTACAAACTTCCCCTCCATGATCCTGATAAATTTTTCTTCTAGTGTTAAAATGTTTATTTAATATAGTATAATCATCAACCAAATCAAAAATAATAGGCTTTACCTCTTTTGTTCTGAAAACTCTACCCAAATATTGAACAAAATACTGTTCTACATCTCCTGCTAATACTAATGCGTCTAATTTTGCGTGATCAAAGCCTACACCTATTTTACTGCTTGTGCCAATTAATATACGACTAGAAAGATTATATTCTTGATTACTACCTAGCAAGGACGTTACATTTTCTCCCTCTTCTTCCAAACGTTTAAGTAAATATTCTCCTTGTGCTACTCTTTTTGTAAGAACCAAAAAATTGCGAGCAGAGTGATATTTAAGAAGTTTTATAATTAACTCATTTCTATCTATATTATTTGCTTGTGAATCTAAGACAATACCCCAATTAACTCTTCCATTTTGTGCAAGTTCAATAGTAGGTTTAAAACCAGTGGAAACTTTATAAGCAATATGTTCTCTCCATAATGTACGTATAATTTTGTATTTTCCAAAATATAAATCAAGAAGTGCATTTAAACCATCCACTCTATATGGAGTCGCCGTCAATCCAATTAAATATCGGGGAGTTACCCATTGAAGACATCTGGATAGTGTTTCTGCCATAATTAAATGAGCTTCATCGACAATTACAGTTCCAATATCAGAAAAAAAAGATTTACCCATTTTTTCTACGTTTTGAGCGTTTATTATATAAAAATTGCAATTATCTTTTTTAGATTTTGTTGTTAATTTTTGAACAGATGCATTAGGACAGAATGTTTTAATACCTTCTTCCCATTGTTTTATTAATATTAATTTATTAACGATAATAAGAGTTTTTAAACCAATATCACAAGATAATTTCATACTTGTTGAGCTTTTTCCAAATCCACAATACATTGACAACAAAACGCTCCCTGAATTACTCAATTGTTTTATAGCCTCTTTTCTAACTTCTTTTTGCTCTGGTCTTAGTATTCCTTCAAAAGAACAATTAAATGAAGAGAGTGAATCTCTATTTGGTCTTTTAAGTTTTTTTTCAACTGCATAAGCAAAAGGCAACGTAATATTGTCTTTTTCTATTTCAAACGGATAAATATATTTTGGTGCACACCCTCCAAATTTATTTTCAATTTTTATCTCAAGATCTTTATTTATATTATTTCTAACATTTAATGGTATAGAATCAATTTTTACATAAATAGACATTTATTTACTTATTTGTTAGTTTTAGGTAGATAAACTCAATTTTAAATATCAAATTAAAAAATAAAATTACACATTTTATGTTTTTATTAATTAATCAAATACTTTAAATAGCCAATTTATAAATTTAATTTAAAAGTCTTAAATGGATTTTCTTTATTACTATTTACTCCTTTAGGAACAGAAGTTACCAAAGGAATTTTTACAATCGGTATTGCTTTTGACAATGTTGGTTTAATTTGAGTTGGGTTGGTTGAAATTTGTGTTGGTTTAATTGGAATTGGTTTGGTTGGAATTGGTTTAATTGGAATTTGTGTAATTTGAGTTGGTTTGGTTGGAATTTGTTTAATTGGAATTTGTGTAATTTGAGTTGGTTTGGTTGGAATTTGTTTAATTGGAATTTGTGTAATTTGAGTTGGTTTGGTTGGAATTTGTTTAATTGGAATTTGTGTAGTTGGAATTTGTGTAATTGGTTTAATTGGTTTAATTTCAGGTTGTTTAAGGATTAAAATATCTGGTAACTGTTTAATTGATGATTCCTTCGTAAAGTAATATTTTTTTATTAAAAAAATAACAAATACGACAAATCCTATACCTACTATAATAGCTATTGCTATAAATATATATTTTTTTATGGATATATTATTTTTTGAAATATTTGGAGAATCAGGATTTGGAGAATCAGGATTTGGAGAATCCGGTTTTGGAGAATCCGGATTTGGAGAATCAGGTTTTGGAGAATCCGGATTTGGAGAATCAGGTTTTGGAGAATCAGGTTTTGGAGAATCAGGTTTTGGAGAATCAGGTTTTGGAGAATCAGGTTTTGGAGAATCTTTAGTTTCTGATGAATAATAAGTTATTGGATTACTTAATTTATTTAAAAATTTTCTGTCTATTTGTTCAAGAGTTTTGTATTCTGGTTTTTTAGTAGCTTTAAGCATAACGATACCACCCGCTTTAAAACTTCCCTTTTGTGTTTTAATAGTTACAACATTATCAAATTGTACAATTTTATTATATGGATACATAGCCATTTTAAAATATCCACCGTCAGCCCATTTTTCTGTCCAGGAATTACGGCAATACCAATAAGGAACATCTTTTTTTGTTCCTGTATTGTCAATTATAATTCCTTTTTCTATTCCCCAACCAATAATAGCTATAGCGTGTGATCCTAAATAATTTTCTTCATTTAATTGCGATTTATCAAATTTAATATCCTCATTATCGTAAATCCCTGTTTCTAAATAGACACCTCCGTTTATTTTTGAAAATGCACCATTCATAAAGTTTTTATATACTAAAAATCCTCCTTGTACAGGACCATAAACAGTAATGTGTTTTTTAATTGTATTGGTAAATACGGTAGGTTGCATTTCACTATCTCTAAGAGATATTGTTGTTGGCGGATCAATATAATAAATATAATGAGGAACGCTTGCGTCATAACATCCAGGATCAGGAATTAATTCGGATAAATTAACATTCGTTTCTTTAAAATGTCCTGTCGCTTTACCGTTACACAATTGATTCTCTGAACACCAAGAATAATCTATGCAATTGTTTGTTGCTATACCTTCTTTTGAAATACTATCAAGAAGTAGAGCAGGATTTCCTCCCTTACATTGAAGTTGAGGATAATTAGCAAGACACCACGTTGTTGAAAGATTAGGCTTCCACGTAACTGTTCCTGATACTACATGATTATCTGCGACAATTCCAGCTACTGATATAGCCCAACAGCTTCCACACAACATTTGATTTTCTGGACTAGATAACAAGGCTGATTTATCACCACCATTATTACGCCAATTAAAATTTTCAGGTAAAACAATATTATCTAACGCTGAAAGACCACGATGATCTGACAATTTGTATTGAGGAAGTGTACTATTAAATTGAATAATAGCGTTAAGAGGAGGTATACGTTGTTCTTCAATTTTATCAACCGTTTTAAGCGCACCAAGTGCCCCTTTACGTTGTATCGAGTGAGCTTTTAAAATTATAGGTTTAGCATTTTGTAATTTTTTAGCATAATCACCTGATAATACTATTTCATGCTCCATTTATCTTATGGGTAGAAATGTTTTTGAAAAATTAATCAAGAAATTTCATTTTCTTTTAGAATACACGAATAAATATGCCATCCCATTACAATAAATTTCATCAATTCTTTTTTACTAAATTGTTTGTCAATGTTTTCGTCTGTGACATCTAGATCTTTAATTGCCTGCTCTTGAAACTGATAAGCCATAAAAAATTCTCCAATTTTTTGGAGCTGTTTAGGTAAAAGATGACCTTTTTCAATCGAATCGGCCAAATTTCGGAGAAAAGGAATTAAATTTGCATCAGCAGAAGATTCCATAATTTTTAAAATTAAATAATAGTTCTTTAAACAATTGCAAAAAAAAATAATAATAAAATTTATTAGGTTTTTCCTAATAAATACTATCAAAATTACAATTTATTAAAATCCAAAATATTTGCTCGATTGTTGAGCATTGGTACTTGTTTGATTATTATGATCAATCCTATCTTTTTGACTAGAAATGGCCGCTTGATGATGTGCATGTTTATCGTAACCACATGTTGATTGAATAGTAGCGCCACGCTGTAAGCCAAAGTTACCAGCTATGTCATTAAGACCTTGTAATTCGTGTGCGCGAGAGTGAGAATTTAAAGATTGATCGCTGTAAATGTTTCCGGCAATTCCATTTGCGGAAAGAGTAATATATTCCATATATTGAGGACGAGAAATACTATTCTCGACGTCAACACGATCTGTTGCGTTGTTGCAACCTCCTCGTTTTGTATAGAAAGAGTTTTCACATACGCTTCTTCCAGCGGTGTCCATACCATTCCAAATTGGACACACCATAATATTAGGATTTTGAAACCTGTCCGATTGAATTCGAGATGCATACGCAGTGTCAACTTTACAGGTCCTAAGAGCAGATTCGAGTGATACACTTCCTGCTGACATTTATTACTTAACAAGAGAAATAAATTATTTTAAAAAAAATTAATATTTTTTAAAATAAGATATAAATTATTTAAAAAAATTTGGTCAGTATATTTATATTTATATTTATTATATTTATAATATTATAAAATGCAAGATCAAACATGTGGGGGTATAAAAGATCCTAGCAAAGTGTGTCCACCTGATTTAAAAGATGTTAATGCTAAACAGGCGTGTGAAAGAATACGAGAATTTGAACGTACGCATCCTGATTTTAATGAAGCGATTAAAAATTTAAAAAATTTTCTTCCCCCTTGGGGGATAGGATCAAATTCTGAAAGTATGCAAAAGGTGATGAACGAACTTAACATAAACATGCATTCATCATCTATGGCAGACCAAGTGAGTAAATGCCAAAACTTAACAAGTCAAACACAATCGAATAAAATAGTCGGAATGCGACCATCGTGTCTTAACATTTTAAAAGATGTTCTGCCACCAGCTGACATAAAAGAACTTTTGCAAATAAAAGATATAAAACAGGAAAATGATGCGTCAGCTACAAATGTATGTATGATAAATTTAGCTCTTGAAACGTTAACTAACATGGATGCATCAATAGAAAATACAGTTCTTCAAAATGCTTTAAATACAGCAAAAGGTTTATTATCTAATTCATCATCAAACCAAGATATTTGCAATTCAGTATCTGTTGATATGTCAGCGTGTAAATATATAAGTCAACAACAATGTTGTACTAACCAAATAAATCAAACACAATCAAATTTATTAGATGCTAAATGTTCAGGTTTTAATCGTGTAATGCAAAAAAACGCGGCAGATACCCACAATATTTGTAATATGACAGCGCAAGCTTCTATGACCGATGATATGCATGCTGATATAAAAAATACTCTGTCGCAGTCTGCAACAAATAAATCAGAAGGACTAACAATGGATTTTTTTATCATTTTTATAATTATTTTTCTTGTAATTGTTTTCGGACCAGTAGCACTTACAATGTTTACAGGTGCCAAAATAATTCAATACATTGGACCTATATTACTTATTATTGGTCTTATTTTTATGGGGTTATGGTTAGTTTCAATAAAAAAAGAACAGAAATTTGCTAATAAGCCATTTTCAGTATGTAAAGATACAACCTCATTAGAACCAATGTCAAGAAGTAGTTTTGGTGATGTTAAATCACGAGTAACTCAAGATGACGTAATTGGTTATGATTTTTTTATAGACCTTGCTGATAATGAGAAAGGTTCGGATGTAGATCCTTTATCAATACCAGATGATAAATTAGGTTCTGTTTACTATATAACACAAGTATCGAGCGCACCAGTGTGTACTACTGATCCGAACGCAGACAAAATGGCAATTTTTTCGTATAAAAAAGGGTCACAAAATTTAAAATTTTTAGTTATTGGAATCTCTTTAATAATAGCAGGATTAGGTATGATTATATATTCTATCTTTTCTGGAGATAAACCTAAAAAACTACCTATAAAGAAACCACTTATAAAAACACCTATAAAAACACCTATAAAACCTTCATTACAAAAAAGTGTTAATAAAATAAAACCTTCTCCGAAAACACCACCGCTACCAGAATCTATTAAAAAATAATTATGTCTAAAGTTATAATAATACACTAAAAATGCATAAACTTGAACAAGACAGTATTACTTTTGGTAAATATAAAGGTTCTACATTATCACGAGTCTTACGTGATCGAAAATATTGTGCCTGGTTACTTGAAGAAGATTGGTTTAAAACAAATTACGAATTTTTGTACAATCGTATCAAAGAATATAACCCAATCTCGTATTTTATTACTTTACCATCAACAACAGAAGAAAAAAATTTTCTTGAAGATTACATCTATTTTAATTTAACACCTGTATGTGACTTAAAAATAGAATTAAACTCTGTTGACAAAATATGTTATGAATATTATCTTTTTCTTGTGAAAGAGATCAAAGAAAAAATTTGTGAGATGTTAGAAAACGATGAAGATAATCCATATGACATTAAAGCGCCTACAAATTGGTTAAAAAAGTTTGAAAAAAATTTTGGTATTCCTAGAACAGATTTTAAAGAATTTTTAGAAGCGTATGATTTACCTAATATTCCTTATATAATTGAGAGAGTCAAAAAAGAAGGAGGCTTAGAATACAAAGGCGCGCAATCTTTTAACATAGCAAAGTCTCGTTCTAAATCTCAAGAAAGTTGGTGGGAAGATTTGCTAAAAAGTAAATATGGTGAAAATCTTTATACTCAATTCAAGTACAATAAGTGTATTTTTGATTTTATTAATATAGCAACAAAAACTATTTTTGAATGCAAGCTTGGATTAAAAGATTTTGATCAAGATCAATATAATAAATATCAAATTGCTCTGAAAGAATATAGAATTATTTATTTAATATCAAACGATTGTGTCATCGAAATAGAAAAAAAATGTTTATATACTACAAAACCAGACAAATACCATTTACAACTTCTTTCTATAAAAGAAATGAAAGAACCAAGTTGGTTCTACACTCTAATACAAATGTTTGATGTTGTCGAAATAGATGAGTTATCAAGTCTTTTTGGAAATGAATAAATTCTTAGCTAAAAGATTAATTTTATTATAAAATTATGGATAAATATATAGATCCTCCAAACGTCGCAGAAATTGTAGAAAAAATAAAATCTCTTCCAACAATTGGAGATATTAAAATATTAGCGGACGAACTATTTCCAGGTTGGTTGTGTTCAACAATTCAAGAATATTCTAATGATTATCCACATTTGGATAAAAATTGGAGAAGTGTATGTAATTCAATAGGAGTAAAAAGAGCTTTAATTGTACTTGTAGATTTTTTGGAGTTTACCGAAAAACACACTCTTCTTAAAATGTTTACAGAATCTTTTACTCGTGCCGGATTTAATGTGCGTAAAAATTCTGATTATGTAATATGTTCAAATTGTAAGTGTGCAATTCCAATTGAAATAATTTGGAATATTTTTAAGGAAAAAAACTATAAAGTTCCTTTAAAATGGTCTAAAACGTGCACTTATTGTAGAAAATAAAATCTTATATTTTGAATATAAGATTGATAACTTATTTTGTATAACTTATTTTGTATAACTTATTTTTTTTTGCAAAAGAATGAGTATTCAGGAGGAGGTTCTTTAAAAATACCTGCACTTTTCAAGGTTTTAATAGCCATTTCAGATGCTTTTTGTTCGGCGTCTGATTTTATATTACCGGTTCCATATCCAATTAACCATTCTTTTCTCAAGAAAAGGTCTAGATTAGGAGCTTCTTTAGGTTTGTTAGGTATAATAATACCAGTTGGAACAGCGTAAATACGGCAAATTTTTTCATCTGTGTCTAATGTTTTATCAGAATAATATACAAGTGTCCCAATAAGAGCTTTTAAGTCTTTAAAATCAGTTGTTTCTTTTAATCGCGTTTTTGCATCGTAAAGGTCTTCATACTCGAGAGACATAGGTAATTCGTTAAAAATACTTTCTAAAATATCGTAAACAATACCATAACCAACTCCAGGACGAAATGCTTCGTCTAGCAAATATTCGGTACATCCAATAAAAGCCTCTAACACATCTTCGAGTAAATCTTTTTTATTACGGTTACGATATTTTTGATTGCGTTCGGTGCCTTCTATTGCTGCAGAAATAAAAGGCCAAAAATTTAAATTTTCCGCAATAGAAGAAAAAGAATCTTTCGAAACATAATTAATTCGCAAACGTGCAATTACTTTAACGCCAGAAGTACAATCAAGCTGTGGAAATCGTCTGTAACAATAAGAAATAACAAAATGGTTTGCAGCGACATCACCAATTTGTTCAAATCGTTCGTAATTATTTTCTTTATCAAAAGATTCTGCCGTAAATGCGTTTGAGTAATGTTCCATTGATTTTGGATTAGTTAATAATTTAATATATTTATCCTTGAGTCTGCCTTTAGAAATAACATTTATAATTAGATTTTTAAAGTCTTCGCCTCGAGATGCCGAATATTTAGTCACACTTTCAACTGACATTGAGTTTATTTTTATTATTAGAAGAAAACTTTAAAATTCAATTTTTTTTAAAGCAGTTTAAATATCTTTATCTATTAATAAAAATGAGTAAAGAATATGAAGGTCATATAATAAGCACTCAACCATTTTATTCAAACATGAATTATTATGGTTCCCCAAATAGTTGTAAATCTATCATTGCTCCGATTCCAGTTGAGACGTATCCAACTGTATTTTCAGAATTAATACCTCATTCATTACCAAATTGGATGAATCCAAATCATCATCAAACAAAAACAAATCTTTGTGATTCATACAACGTTTTTTCTAAACAACAAGAAGAGTGTGATCGTTTTAAATAATTACTTTATAAATTTGTATATAAAATTTATAATACATAATTGACATATACTATTTTTTACATTTAGAGAACTGCGGTTTTTAAATGGCACTCTTTTACGTAAATAAAAAACCATTTAATCACCACTCGCTGAGTTAGTGTCGAAACACTAACATCGAATAACATCAAGTATTGTAATCCGCTGACCATTGAGGTTTTTACACATCAGGGTTTAATTCTATCTTTAGGGAGTTTACTTGAGTGCCCTATGTGAGTAGTAGGCACACAATCTCCAGAAGATAATTTCTAAATACTCCTTGGAAACTACCCTACTTGCGACAAAATGCTTTTGAACGTATCTATGTGTTTCTAAAATCATCTGGATACGCGATTGTTTACATTGTTTTTAAAAATTAATTTTAATTCTAAACAAAACATAAATGGATGATATTTACACTTTTGAAACTATAAATTTTAAAGATTCTCTCATAGAGGATTATAAAATATTTTCTAGTTACAATGTAATTTCTTTCTGTGATATTTTACAACAGACAGAGTCTGTTATAACAGGTGGAATTGTTCTAGACAGCCTATCTAAATTTAAAAATAACAAACCAGAATCTCTTTATATTTATTCTACATTTACAGGCGCTCGTATAGTTGGTGAATTTCTTAATGATTATAAAATTGTAATGAAGGAAGATCAAAATGTGACTGTTGTTGCACCAAATCTGTCACCTGATAAAGAATCTTCTTTTTTCTTAAAAACAGGTGTTCGAGTAATTTTGGAATATTCTATTGATCCGATAAGAAGTAGTACTATTAAAAAAATAAAAATTATGGTTGCAGAGGATGTGATAGGTGCTATTACCAATTTTGACCTAAGTTTCACTCGAGTTTGGTTCGACGGAAAACATATCAAATCAACAACACCTGTTGATGATATAAAAAATAAGATTGGTTATCTTGATGATGAGTATATAGAACTACTTATCAATTTTAATCCTAAAATAATTAAACGAATGATAAAATATAGAGAACGTGGTTTTGCTATAACATATAATACTCCAACAACTAATATAAGTGTAACTATAAAGAAAACTAATGTAATGAAAGTGTTTGGTACTAACGAAGAACGGTTGGTCAAGCGTTTGTACACAAATTTATTAAATTCACTTATCACAGATTTTCTTATAAACAACGGTGGTATTTATACAGATGGTACTTATGACAATGATTACATTCCAATTCTTGGAAATGCCGATATTTATATCAAATACTTTGAACTTGAAAACTTTAGTTTGAATAGTTTTATTGAACTTTTAAAAAAGTTGTCGGGTAATATATGTGTTTTACCCTTTTGGATAAGATCAGAATACGGAAAAGCTCAAACAGAGATATTTAATGCTTTACTTCTAGAAGAGTGCGGATTTCTCAAACTTTGTATTAATGAACCGGAAGGGGTTTACAGGAATTTTATACACTCTATTCTTAAAAAGTTAGGGTTTAATATTGACTCGCTGGAGGAAATATTAAAACAATACAAAAAAATAATAGAAGAGTTTTATAACGATTTTGGGCATGAAATGATATACAAGAGAAAAATATACGCAAAGCAAAAAAATCTGTGTATGTTAAATGATGAGGAAGACAGAATGATATCAAGTACTAGTAATGTTAGAAAAAATACTGGTACTAGAAATATACCATGGCTTGATCTTGTAAAACCAACGAAAACCGAAAATGTTCGTTTCGGAGAGGCTGCAAAAATTGAAGAGTTTAAAGGATGTTACGATATCGAACATATGGGTATATATGATATTAACTCTTATCTAAGTGGTGAAAAAATAGAAGGATATAATGATAAAGGTGAAAAAGATATGGAATACGATATACCTGCTGTAAGTCCAGAAGTCGCGAGGGAAAGATTAGTATTTTTTGTAGCAAAATCGTGGGATGATCTAAATGATTTAAGTCCTTATTGTTATGATCTGAAATATCTAGAAAAGGATATAAGCAAACAAATATTTTACGAATGCGACGGTGGTGATATACCCTCCTCTTCTAAGGATAACCCTATAATTCAGTTGAATGTGGGCGGTAGAGTGTACGTTCCTCTTGGAGAATTTTTACATGCTTTGTACAAAACTAGAAAACAGACTTTTATTTTGATTCCAATGGAAAAAGAAATTGCACGCACTGGTTCGTTGGCATCTACTTATGGGAATTCAAACGTTTCTGCAACTCATTGCGGTGAAGGAACAAATATAAAACTTCATACTATAAGAGCATGCACCGGTGAAAGGAAACGTACTCGTGGGGGACGACAAGGAAGGCTACGTGGGCAACAAAATATGTGCTGGCCTGTAACAGAATCTTTACAGATAACCGAAATTGGTGATCGTAGATTTTTACTATCAAATATATATTATGCAAACGAAGAACTCATTAACAAACTTGATTCGGAAAAGGATAATTTGGAGATTTCTTTATCAAAAATTAAACTTTCTCTTGCATTTTTACGTGAAATTGGATATGTAGAGAAATTTAATAAGATACAGGAATACGGAGTAAGAATACATTTTTTGATTGAAATTTCAACAAAATTGGATGAGTTGACTTCAATGAACGAGAGAGAACTCAATGATAGTTTACGTGATATTGAGGATGAAATACGCCAAATTCTTAGAAGATAGCGATGGCGAATAATAGTTATTAGTACAAAGTAAACTTTGTAAGATCAATTTAAAAAAGTATAATATTTTGAAGATGATAAATGAGGCAGTTGTTGTTTTCATTAGCTCGTATAAAAAAAGTCTATTATCATTTTATCTGAATTTTCTGAAATCCAGAAAATAGCTCTGGAACAAGTTTGCTAGAAGATCTTACAGATAAATTTACAAAACAAGTTTTTGCTCAATTTAATCTTCTTAAACAAGAGAACACTTCTCTAAAATCTCAATTGACAGAGAACGAAACTGCTTTTGTGGAATTACAAAAGAAATACGATGATATCAAGAAGAAGTTTGATACTATGAAGTCTCTATTCAATTAATATTTATTTTATTTTTATAAATTGCTATTGAAATAAAATGACAAGTATTGATGATATTATATCTTCTATGCTAGATTCTTATAATACTTCAAATCTTACAGATCTTCCTGTAGAGCTTAGGGAAGCTTTGTATGAAGAAGCAAAAAAATGTTTAGCAAACCCAGACACAACAGACAACCCTACACGATGTAATGAGCGTAAGACATTAATGAGACTCATTCATAATCACCAGTTAAATAAAAAACCTGTTTCAGATCTTATCAAAGGTCCTGTTAGTATTACTTTGCACTGGAATTCTGATCTGAAATTGATGATATATATTTTTGGTGAACGTCACGAATCCAAGACTGATTGTAATCTTTTTTCACAAGAGAAATCTCTAGATGTAAAAGCAGTTCCTGTAAAATCAATGTTTATAGAAGATTATTTGAAGCAATTGTTAATGAACTCAGATTCTTATATAGATTTTTATCTTGAGGAACAAGCTCATATCGGTTATGATCCAGCTTTAATACCTTATAATAGGAAAGAAAGAATAAATATTTTACGTGATCGTTTTATGGAGTGTATATCGGATATAAAATCGCGAAATACAAATATAAACTGTCGTGTTTCTCGTTCTCATTACTTTGACGTTAGGAATGGAACTACTCATGAACCGAATGATTTAGTAACCCAATTAATTAATAAGTTACATCATTTATTAGCATCAGGAGATGAAACAATAAAGGTAGATATATACAATTTTATGATCTATTTTACGAGTATAAAAAATGACATAAAATTTTCTTCTTTTATAAATAGCATTCACACAATTACATCCGATAAAGAATTTGTTGAATTTTTGAATGATCATGTGTTGTTTAATCATTCTTTTCTTTTGAAAAAAATGGAAAGATCGTATATATACCAAATCATTTTTGACTTTATTCTTGATGAAATCAAATTAGACGCGTTAAAATATAAAAGGCTAATACAAAATACGCTAACTCGTCTTTTTAAGATAATTAAAAAATATCGTACTACTTTAGATATAACAGGTAAAGTAATAGCACCTATTGTCTCTTCTGAAGATTCCGACAAAATTATAAAATATGTAACAATGTTTCGGAATATTTTAATGATCTTCCGCTGTCCTGTCGCTGATGCATATCTTCTCTCACGCGTATTCAAAGTATTTGATATACATACAGATAAACCAGAGAAGAAACGTGGTTTTGACGAGCCTCAAAATCCTCATAACGTTATAATATACGGAGGAGACGCTCATGCAAATACATATAGAAAATTTCTAGAAACTCATATGAAGTTTAAACGTTTAGAACAAAATACATATGATTACGATATACCTGTTACTAATTGTATTAATATGAACGGAATTACACAACCACTATTTTCTTATATCCCGACCGACTTATCTCCATTTTATTTAGACGCATATAAACCAATAGAAATCAAAAGAAATAATTCAATAGACTCACCTGAACCTTAGTGTTTTAGTTGGAGACCAACATACGTGCACCTACCGTATTTTCATTAATTAAACTAATATAGTTTAATTAAAACATAAAAGTCACTCAATCGGAGGTATTTTTTATCTTGATCCATCCGAATCTGAATCGCTTGTGTTTGAATACTCAACCGCTACTAGATTCATACAAAATTATATGAATCCAGCCCCGTAAAGGAGCTTCTAAACCATATGTAGCTCTATGGTAAGAAGTAAATCGAGGCTAAAAAAATACTAAAAGGTAATTTTCTAG